GTCAGATTACTCTGATGTTTGGCAAAGTAGCTTTGGCCTGCACGCTTTCGCGTCAAGCCAAGGCACTTCGTGGGTACATTGAGTGTGAACAGGATGTGCGCAATGCTGATCAAATCATTGGAACGTTATATCGGGTTCTAAACGACGGCACGATGCAGTCGATAGAAACCGAGTTCCAAGTGATGTCAGCAAAGCTCTTTAGTGAGATCCTTAACCCGCTCAATCGTAAGATTGATTTTGGGTTACTCACTCCAGGGCATGGTCCTGGTTCTACTGCGGATGGTCTTCTGGGTAACCAGAAGTATGACCAAACAGAGTGGACCACCAGATTGGAAACGGTGTTCAAGGCGGTTGATTTTTTAGACCGACTTGGAACTTACCTGAATCCAACCTTGACCATGTGCACTTCCTTGAACCTGGACAAGAACGACCTGTAAAGGTTATTCTTGTTCCTAAAACGCTGAAAACGCCTAGAGTTATTGCGATGGAGCCTACTTGCATGATGTATGCACAGCAGGCTCTAAAGAAAGAACTCTATAAGGGGATTTTGAAACATGACAAATTTCTGTCATCCCTGATCGGCCTAGACGATCAAGTTCCTAACCAGGAACTTGCTAGGATTGGATCTATTGATGGATCCTTAGCTACACTAGATCTTAGTGAAGCATCCGATCGCGTTTCCAATCAGCATGTACGGCTACTACTAGCTAACTTCCCTAGCCTCCTAGAGGCTGTGGATGCTTGCAGAAGTCGGAAGGCTGATGTACCTGGCCATGGTGTTGTTCGCCTGGCTAAGTTCGCATCTATGGGTTCAGCCCTCTGCTTCCCAGTCGAGGCGATGGTCTTTTTGACCGTCACCTTTATGGGGATACAAAGAGTGCTTAACAGACCGTTGACCGAGAGAGATATAATATCTCTCAAGGGCAAGGTGCGCGTCTTCGGAGACGATATAATCGTCCCCGTCGAATTTGTGCATTCTGTCGTTGATATGCTCGAAACTTTTGGGTTTCGAGTGAACTCCAACAAGAGTTTCTGGACTGGAAAGTTCAGAGAATCTTGCGGTAAGGAGTATTACGACGGCCATGACGTGAGTATTGTCAGGGTTCGTCAGATGCTTCCTGAACGACAGACGGATACACCGGAGATTGTCTCGACGGTATCAATGCGTAATCAGCTTTCACAAGCTGGCATCGACACTGCTGTGACATGGTTAGATGAACTAATTGGGCGGTTAATACCGTTTCCATACGTTCTTCCGACCTCTCCAGTGCTAGGCAGACATCACAAACTAGGGTATTACACCGTAGAGCGTGATGATCCGAAATTACAATCGCCCCAAGTCAAAGGGATGATTGTGGTTCCCATTAAAGCCAAGCGTTCGCTTGACGGAAATGGTGCCTTGCTCAAGTTTTTCATTGAACGCGGCTCTGAGCCAATGTTTGACGAAGAACATCTCAGGTATTCGGGACGTCCTGTTGCCGTCTGCATCAAG